CTTTAGATCTACTATCCAAACTTATAATACGAACAAATTCATTGAAATCAATCTTACTATAGTACTTGTCATAAATTGCTTTAGGACTCGCCTCTAAAATTAAGTCGTATATGGTATCTATTAATCTCATAACAATTCACCTAACCTGTCTTTCAACATTTCATTTAAGTATTTATCGTCAACATCGGGGTACCACCTATCATCGACACTGAAATTAGGTTGAAACTCATCGTACTCATTAATGGTTTCTTTAAAGAAACACTCCGAATCCCACTCACATCTATACTCCATGAAATCTAAAAAATCTTCATCTTTAACATAAGGGTCGGTAAAATCAAACTTATCTATCCAATTAGACATTTCTATTTGTATTTCGGCACCATCATAATCCAAACTTTTGACATCACCATACTCTTCTAAACATTCCATCAACGTTTCACGTAAGTATGATACGTATGAGTCCGCTTCGGCATCGGATAGAGACGAACTCAGCGCATTTGATATATCATAGTCATTGTCAAATTCGTTAATAAGGTCTTGTAAAGACACGTCTTTAAATTCTTCTGGTTCTTTACCCGAATCGAGTATCAACTTGTTGATTATTTGAGTGATTGTGTTTTTATTTTCCTCACTAATATGGTAATCCAAAACAGATTCCCAATCACCGTCATAAGAGTGTCTTTCCCACAATTCCCAAGTATCACCTGAAAGTATTGTTTCAAACAAACCTATACTTATAGTCCTTCCGTCTTTAGTTTTACGATTACTGATGTTATAATCACCCTTAACCCATTCATCTATTTCATCTGGACCTATTTTTAGAATAAAATCGAACGCACCATAATCCAACCCAAGCTCAACCGTACGTGTACTTTTGAAAAAATTAGGGTTTCTTTGTAATATGTTTTGAACTTTTTTAGAGTTCATCGCCTCATATATCCTGCGTAACTTCATAACAATAAATAGTTAGAATATAAATAAGAAACCCCCTGATGGGGGTTTTAATATTACTTATTTATTTTGAATATCTTTGGTTTTTCCGATTCGTCATCTTGTAACACATAATAGTTTCCATCGTCGTCAACTGCTAATCTTAGTGGAACCCCATTAGGATCACTTAATTTCTCGACAGTATCTGGTTCATCACCCATTTCCTCAGGTCCTTGTTGTCCCAATTGCATTATATCAGGATCTGTGGATCCTTTCCACTCTTCTTGTTCTTTAATTACATCTTGAACTAACTTCTCAAGATCCTTTTGCTTTAATTTAATGACTTTTGACATAATAATCTTTTATTAATAAATATCTAAATCTTTAAAAAAGGGTAGTAATAAATCTTTGTCAGATATTTTAGGTTTTTTACCTACATTCCAATCTATGTTCAAATCGGGATCGTTATATATTATACCACCTTCACTATGTTTAGAATATATATTATCGACCTTATAATTAAAAACGGACCTTGATTGTGTAGAAAACCCATGAGCACATCCTCTGGGTACGAAAACGGATTTTAGGTCCCCACCATTTAATATAACTTTTACCACATTTCCATATGTGGGGGAGTCTTTCCTAATATCTACAATAATATCGGTGACACTACCGTAGATACACCTAACCAACTTAGATTGTTCGAATGGAGGTTCTTGAAAATGTAAACCTCTGATAACATTTTTTTCAGAAAACGATTCATTCTCTTGAATAAATTTAAATGTCAAACCCGTCTTCTCGTTAAATTCACCGACATTGAAGGGTACCTGAAAGTACCCTCGTCCATCTACATGCTTATCAGACTCGATAATGTAACAATCTTTTATGTCGGTACTACTGACTTTCATCGAATCTGCTTAATATTTTACTTTTAAGTTCCGAATAATATATTTGTATTAATTGGTTATCGGAACCTAACTTATTAAAGTAATCTTTAAAGAGAGTTACATAATTTGACGCTCCCTTTAGTTGTTCTTCATTTTCACAACTATCAATAACTTTGATCGCCTTCTTATATGTTTGACTTATAGATATCATTCTTCTTCTACAGTATAAATATATAGTGGTGTTTTCTCCCCCACATACGCATTTAATACATTGTAATCCAAATATTCAATGGCATCCAAACTCGTTAACCCCTCTTCGATTAGAACAGAAACCATTATATCTATATCATAAATAAGTTTACCACTAAGGGGTTCAACACCAATAATTGCATCATCAAAACCATCCGCCTTTAACAATTCAAGTTCAGGATACATTTCATGTAATTGTTCTAACTTAGACATCGCCTTATATTTTTTTGGGTTCATAAGGTTTATCCATTATCATATTAGTTGACCCGCATTTCATACATTTAGTGAGATACGAACCAACCTTCCAATAAGATTTGATTAAGTTTCCGTTGCAGTGTTTACATTTCATTCCTATAGTATTATAGAAAAAATATAAACATTTTTTTTTAATAAATCAAACACTATAGGTGTTTGTCTTTTATTAATTGTACATACGTTGAAGTTAACGTTTCCATTTTGGTTTTATCAGACGAAGTTGATTTATCAACAATGGGTCTGATTTGATTTACATCGTTATATGTTGTATTTTTATTTACTTCTGACATAATAATTTAAGTTTTAATTTATGCTTTACCACCATCATCACCACACGCTCCCGTGGAATATGACCCCTGATAACAAAGGGGTTGACTGGCGCAACAGTCTACAAAATTAGGGGACTCATCACATTCACCCGGTGCGTAAAGGCATGGGTCGTCACAAAAACAGTTAGTATATGATACGCTTTTATTCCAACAATTACAACCTGCTACGACTTTATTATGGTGAATCACTCCTTGTGATGGGGTTGATGAGTCATCCGTCCTAAAATAGTAATCAATATCCTCAACATCAACACTATACGCCACCTCCTGAACATACTTAAAATTCATTGAAACTATTGTTTCGGGTGTGAATTCCCCACCATTTAAATCTCTTGTTATGACTTTACAACCTACACCTAAATTTCGTACCAAGTCAAATCGATAATCATCACTATCAGGTCCTGCCGAGATTATATAACTATTACTTAAAAAGGTGTATGTTTTACCACCACTCAAAGTCATAAAGTATTTAAAGAAACCGATATTTTCCGATATTATATTTTCCACATTAGAAGTTGAATTAGTAATTCCACTCTTATAAGATATAATGTTAGTCTTGTCGACAATCACATCCACATCCTTAGTCACGACTTTCATAATAAAAGAACTATATTCGTTCTGACCTTGTGAAGGTATCTCAACAGAATATTTTGTAGTTCCTGTACCACTGATAGTAATTAAGTCGGTAGTGTAATTAGGTTCAGTATCCTCATCGCCGTTACCGTTTGTGTCATATGGGTCTTTTTCTAATAAAAACATAACTTGGGCACTACCATCACATGATGCATTGAAAGTTATACGACCACCTTCAGAAAATTTAATGTCGACCAAACTTTCATCGGCATTTGCAAATCCACCCCAACTTTGAGATGAACTTGGGTTGGTGTAGGTACCATCGTTATACTCAACACCTCCGAATGGGGTTTCGAATTTAGGTTTGTATGTGATATGACTACTATTTAAGTCTGTTAGGTTTGACGACCATTTAACATAACTCATTTCTTCAGTGTCTAAATTATAAATTTCAACAGTGGATAACGTATCATCTAATTTCAAGTCGCTCAATTTAACTAAGGAACCGTCACTTTTTAGAATACTATTATCTTCGGAACCGGTATAAATACTACTATAATTTACACTACCCGTTTTTTGTAGGTATTTGGGTCTCTCCCATACAGATAACTCATTTGTTGTATCATCATAATCCACCTCATTAGTTATTGCTAACCTATTAGAATGATAGAATATATCAAATGCATTTAATACTGATAGGTTACTTCCGTATAGTATTGTAATATGTCTATATGTTTTTAACTTACCATCAATTAAATCATTGGTGTTACAAATATATTCCTGAAGTATTTCATTACTACTTAACCCGTTTTTAAGTGTGTTTAATTCCTCCACACTATTAATTTTATATACTTTAGGATAATTAGCATAATTAGAGGTTGGATACCTTTCCTTAATAATGAAGTTAGGGTGATTACCATTGTCTGTTATTGTTGTACCTATAGTATCTAAATTATTATCCCCACCATCATTGAAGAAGGTATTCGGTAATGAGTTCGGGTCGTTATCTGAGATTAACTTTAAGAAACTAAAGTTGTCTCTACAGTACGTCTCGTCAACTAATGCATTCGCGTCGTAGGCAATCCTTAAGATCAGTTTATTATCACCATCCTCAATAAATGGTATAGTACCATCCGCATTTTGACTTATATAACTAACATTGTGAGTATCACCGTATGTATTTGCCAACATATGACTAATCTTTTGGAAGGAACTATTACCGTCATGTTGTTTGTCATTAGCATCCGTTATAAAGTTAGGTCCTGAAGCGTCTATAACGATAATATCTGTTATATTATTGTCCGAAAGAAACTGATCGAATACAGGTTTATTAAAGTAATCTTCGGATCTTGCGAACGAAGGTAAAACAGAAGTATTACTTTCTAAATGTCTAAAATTACCGTTATTATCTTTAAGGTAATCATTACCTACTAAAACTGCTCTCATATTAATGTGTTTTTAACCTTTGTTTTAAAGTGACCTTTATCAACTTCAGACCATTTACCTTTTGGACACTCATCACCCATATTAGTAAATATCTTACCATGTATAAAACAACCACAAGCACCACAACGACACAAATGATCCTCAACACTACCCTTAAGAAATTCACACCCTTTACAAATTTCTAATCTTTTTAGTGCCAGATCTTTTTGTTCTGTAGTTGGGTTAATTTTTATTCTATACGCCTCAAGTATCTTTTTAAAATCAATCTTCATAATTATAAATATCTAATTATATTTTTTAATATTCTCGCAGTCCCATTTGAACCATCTTAAAACTTGTTTCTGAGACGGGTAACACGAAGACAGTACTTTACCTTTAAGTTTCTTTATTTCTTCCTCAAGTGGAGTATTTTCACACGTATGGAATGTCCACATTTTTTCGGGACAAAGACGAGACATAACGTTGTGTGTTCCTATATGTCTATAATGACCGTATTCACCTCCTTGGTTATGGGTGACTACCTTCTCCCAATTCTTTTCACTTAATACTCTTTCTAATCTTGGTATTAGAATTGACTCGTTGTACGCTGTGGACGATTTATATGGTTCTCCGTCCCAATGTTCCCATTTTGTGACACCTAACATCTCCATTGCACATATGAACTCTTTATGTCTAACTAAATGATTACCGTAGTCTAAACAAACTACTTTATACTCACCCATGTTTCTTATTAACTCACCACCACCAAATAATGTCTCATCATCAGGATGAGCAACCACCATGAGTTTGTTAACTGGCATATAATACTTCTATATTAGGGTGTGTTTGTAGTATACTTGCGGGTCTTTGTTTGGATAGTCCCCCGTTAAAACACTTATCAAGTATGTTCCATTTGTCGGAACCATTAGCAATTACAATAATTTTTTTCGATTCTCTAATTGTTTTCATACCCATTGTATGAGCCCATCTAGGTACCTCATCAATGTCACTAAAAAAACGACTATTAGCGTCGATTGTTTCTTTACTCAGTTTAACTCTTCTTGTACTTGACGTAGGTGACGAACCTGGTTCGTTGAACGCAACATGACCATTATGTCCAATACCTAAAACGATGAGATCCAACCCACCCATTTTCTTTATATCCTTGTCAAATTCAGTGTCGGGGAATCTTTTGTTACTATCTTTTAGATTTACATGAAGAAATAAATTTTTATTCATATATGTGTGATATGATTGAGGATGAGATTCACCGATACCCACATATTCGTCTAAATTAAATGTCTTAACCTTAGACCAATCCAAATCGAATTGGACCAAATTTTTATACATCCCTATCGGTGTATCTCCCGTAGGTAAACCTAATTTACATTTAGGGTTTTCCGTTATTAGTTCTGCCACTGACGATGCGACATATTCGGACATCAAGTCATAGTTTTCAAATAGTGTAATCATTATGTTGTTATCTAATTATTGTAAACGATTTTATTGAATCACATTTCATACAAACCACAGTATCAATTCTTCCTCTGTAACAAGAATCATGATTCCACAACTCCACTAAATTATTCTCATCCTCACAAGAACAGGTCGTTGTCTTAGATGTACAATCAACCCCATCCCATTTTTTTAAATCTTTATCTTTAATCCAATCTTTTTTTAGTAAACTCAACATTTTTAGTGATTTTAATACCAATATAAGGATTTTTTTTTAGAATATCAACAATAAAAAGGGGATCAACTTACATTGTCCCCTAATAGATTTGAATAGAACCAAAACTATTTATTTTTTATTTAAAGACTTCTTAACGATCTCTCTTATTTCACTTTCATTAAGATTTCTTTGTGCCAATTGTCTAACATCCTCCCTCGACATCCGTGCTCTTTTCATTGCCATTGCCAATTGTTTCTTACCCTTTATGTTTTCTTTGAATTGGGTTAATATTTCTTTTAATCCTTGAGTAATATTTATATCGGTTAGTGGATGGTTAGAACCTGTATCACCATTTTCAATCTTTCCTTGTGACCCTCTTTCTGTTTTACCATCAAAATCCTTAGGTTCACTAAGTTCAACAGGGACTTCGAGTTTAATGGAAACATCTTCATCCGTCATTATTTGTCTAGCTATCCTATCTGTTGGTGATTTTTTAGCGTAATCCACTTTATATTCTAATTCCCAAACAAATCCAGTAGTCATTTCCCCATCAGTACGAGCCGTACCCTTGATCTCCAAATCCGAAGACACCATTACCGTAAAATCTTCTTCAGGGAAATCTCCCCTATCTAATTTAAAAACGGGGGTCTTCCCATATCCACCCTGTTGAGTGAAACGTGTCTTAGACCAATTAGAATATTCTTTATTGTATTGTCTTCTCATGTGGTGTGATTTTTTTGGTGTATAATCTTCACTACTAAAGAATTCAGGGTTCTGACCTTTTACAACTGTTTGTTGTGTCATTTTAATAAATTCTTTTTGAGATTTGTATAGGTTTATGTTATGTGTTTGGAAGGTAATTTCTTTATCATTAACCTCACTATACCTATTTCTATGTTTCGGATGCATTATTAATATTTCAGGTAAACTAGCCCTTTTCAATGCATTTTGAAACTCTTCATCTTTTATTAATTCATTTTTAAGTGTTTGATTTAAAGTTCTCTTAATTTTCTCTGTTGTATAAGTTATCTTATCTTCACTCGGAACGTCTGGATTACCATCGATATTAATAACCTCACCCTCTTCACCCGGTATTGGTTTTATTACTAATGTACCCTTATTGTTTCTCGTTAGACCCGTATCATATGCGGGGCAGTTCTTTTCAACCAGATTAACTTCACCATATTTCTCTTTAAGTTTCGGTATTAAATCGGGATGTTTTGCAACCAATTCGTCCCACTCACAAGTGAAGATGATTGGAGTTGCTTTTTGAGTTTGTTCATCATATCTATACCAACCAACGTGGTCGATTATTTTACCATCTTCGTTAGTTTCATATAATCTTGTCCAAGTTTTTACAACACCTTTAGATCTTTTAGTCGGTTTAGTTGGGTCTGGCTCACCGAGAGTCGGGTAATCTTTAGGGTCTTGAGGCATCTCCTCTAACTCGGCCCCTTCATCAAAACCTTTATAACCGGGTCTTCTTATAGTGGTTAGGTTCTCACCAATTAACGTTAAAATATCTTTTTTACTTAATTCTTCCATTAGGTTGTTTTATATATAAATAGTTTATTTATCTTAAATGTGACATATAAATAAATATCATAAACTAAAACTTTCACCACAACCACATGTACGACTTGCATTTGGGTTAATCCATTGAAAACCTTTACCATTTAACCCTCCTTGATAATCTAACACAGTTCCCGCCAAATAAAGTAATGACGGTTTATTTATGACAACCTTTATTGCGTCGAGATCTACCACAGTATCACCTTCATTAACGTTATCGTCAAAATCCATTTCATACTGTAATCCACTACACCCTCCGCCGGTCACGCCGACCCTAAGATTATGAGTTTCAGGGGTTATACCACCCTCCATCATTAAACCAACGAGTTTTTCTAATGCACTTTCACTTACATCTACCATATTATAAAATATACGAAAAATAAAAAACTATATCAAATCGTACTTCACTTTCTCCCACTTAACTTTACTAAATTTTTTCATTCTTTTGTTAAGTGTGTCTATGGCGTTTTTGAAATCAGAAGGCATCGGGGAGTTTGCCTTACCATAACACATGGTTTTCGTACCTTTCCTGTATTGTACATCGACCCATCTCTTTCCTTTCCTTAATGAAATATATATCGATGCAACACCGTGAACAAATTGATTTCCCATACAATTCTTCATAATGTGTCCCTCTACTTTAAAATCTTCTTCTTTAGATAGAACAAAGGGTTGATATGTAACATCACCAATCTTTATTGGTTGTTCAATATGGTCGATAAACTCTTGAGGAAATTGGTATTTGACCCTATAACCTTTTTGTAAATACTTTCTAAGAGATTCCCATTTTTCAAAAAGTGAATCTAACTCTGAGTCACATGTTGCGGTGAACTTCAACTCTATACCTTTCTTCTCTATTTTATTTCTCAACTCAAATAAACGATATAAAGACATTATTAATGTTCCGTCTGAACTTAAATCACTGTTTAATCTTAAACCCTCTTCTTCCCAATTTTGTATTAACTTAACCATATTTCTTTTTTCGGTTTCGTTCTTTAATGGATGGACTCTTCTACTGGGTGGTGATTTATAACAATGTAAATGCCAATCGATTTTATTCATGTAATCGATATAGTTATCACCAAATAATTTACAGTAGTAATTCAAGGTCTTGATAATGATCGGCATACCCTCCTTATCATTATTTAACCACGAAACAAATTGTCTATTCTTTATACCATATTGATCGAGTATAGAAGGTATGAATTTTCTATCGTTATTTTTTAAATATTTTTGTTGGGGATAGTCCTCTTGAATATCAATATAAACTAAATCGTGACCCTTAATTTTTTTCTTATCTAAGTGATAATCAACTATAAGATCGTATAACGGATCTATCTCCACCTTGTGGTAACCTTTTTTAGATAAGAACTTGTCTTGTATTTTTGGTTGTATGATATCTCGTATAATTTCCCAACACTCCTGAGTTTTTCTACTGTACCTGACACCCCAACTGTTACCTTTTTTTGATCCACCGAAAAAACCAACAGAAGTAATATCCTCTAATTGGCAAAATTTGTTTTTATAAACCCTCCCATTTGACATTTTAGTTGAACCTAAAAAACCTTTGTTAGAAGTTTGTGAGAACACTCTAAAATCTGAACTTTTTAAATCAATTGATAATCTGTGTTCCGTTTCTACCTGTCTTCTAAGTTCAAACTCTTTTTGGTCCCCATCATTAGGTCTCATATAACTAAAGAAGTAAGTTAATTCTAATACGAGCGTATCTTCATAATGATAAAGGTCAATACTACATTTCTCTTGACATTTACCTTTTTCAGTGTTTCTTTTTTGTTTGTAAGTGAATACCTTTTCCACCTTAAAAATTTAGGTGAAAAAAAAATGATTCTGTAGTCTTAATTTACTAATTAATATATATATTTATAAGAATATTTATAGAATTATGGCATCAAACAAAATAAAACCCTCTACTAAAGAATACATGAGAGATTCTAAAGGTAAAATCATAAACAGTAAATGGTACTACAAACACTATACTGTTGCTAATACTTCCACGGAAGAACTGAAAAAACTATACGAGTCTCCCTCATACAGTAGAAAAAAGAATATTATTAAGAGGGAACTAGTAAAAAGAGGGGTCCTGTAAGGTTTTAAAACGAAATATAGTTTACCACTATTTCACCCATATTATGTGATGGAACTACGTAATTGAATCCATGAGTCTCACATATATCAATAACCCCATCCCTCATAGGTTTACTATTACCAGTAATTATTGTTAGAGTGAATGTTCCACTGTTAGATCTCATTAATAACTCATCCTCAACAAGAAGGAACGCCTCTCTTCTATTTAAACCATGTAAATCAATAGTACTAATCCCCATCAATAATTCGTTTTTGTTCTTTAATAGAATGATCAAATATTATTTGGTAGATATCCTCCAATAATGTAGTTGGGAGTCCATCCTTTGAATGTTTCTCATTAATCTTACGTAAAATTTCTATTCTACGTTTATCACACATTTCACTACTATTAATTTCTTTTTTTAGGTCGCCGATCAAATTAGTTATTTTGAATCTTTCCTTCACAACCTCACATAATTGTTGGTCACATACATCCACTCTTCTTCTCAGAATGTCTAAACGAAAATCATAATTATTCTTTTGGTCCATATTTGTTTTTAACCTTTTCAGATATCGGAACAGATTCTCCATTCTCATCTATCCTTACAAATCTTATGTTAGTTTGTAATATAACTGTTTGCTCACCCGAATAAACATTATGGGCCCTCGCCTCTAAATAAAACGTAATTGATGTGTTACCAACATGGACCACATTTCCGTAAATCTTAATTAGTTGACCCTCCTTAGCCGGTTTTTTGAATATACATTTATCAATCATGACAGTAACCATTCTTGGTGTGTCACATATCTCCATTGCATATGCAGCACCAGCGGCGTCTAACCATGCTAGTAGTTTACCACCAAACAAGTTAGCGTGAAAACCTAAATCTGATTTCTTTATTGGGTGTGTTGTTATTAATTGCATTTAGTTACTAAGTGGTGCCTTTATTGATGGATGTGAATGGTAATGTAATATTTCATAATCAAAATCACCATTTATAATATCCGAACTAATTAACTTTAATTTTGGTAAATGAGGTTTAGGTTCTCTACTTAATTGTTCTTCTGCTTGTCCCACATGATTTAAATATAAATGAGTATCACCTAAATTACCTATAAGATCTTCGGGTACCATATTTACTTCTTTAGCAATTAGATGTAGTAACATTCCATAAGATGCTATGTTAAATGGTAAACCTAAAAATGTGTCGACGGATCTCTGATTCCAAGATAACGATATGGATCTATTTGGTACACCCATCGAATCCATATGTTCAGTAAAGTAATCTGAAGATTTGTTTATAGAACCTCTATTGTGGTAGTCAATTCTTTCATCTAAATTCAATTCTCTAGTGTACACTTGGAAACCATAATGGCAAGGAGGTAAAACCATTTTATCTAACTCTCCTACATTCCATGCCGACACCATTAATCTTCTACTATCAGGATTTACTTTAAGTTCATTAATTAAATTTGAAATTTGGTCTACGTAATGCGGGTTAACATTACTATCGTATCCGAACCAATTTCTCCATTGTTTTCCGTAGATAGGTCCTAACTCACCCCACTGATCTCTAAATTCTTGATCTTCATTGAAATCCTCCATGAACTCCTCCATAGTGAGGGGTTCAATAGTATCATCATTTTTAAAATTGTAGTTGTAAATGTTTAAGTAATTTTTATACGCATCGCCATTCCAAATTTTACAACCATTCTCCACTAAGTATTTGATATTGGTGTCTCCTTTTAAAAACCATTTTAATTCGGTCATTACAGATTTGACCGCCATTTTTTTAGTTGTTAGTAGAGGGAAACCATCGTTCATGTTATGTCTTATCTGTCTACCAAACACGGACAACGTACCTGTACCTGTACGATCATTCTTTTTTACCCCGAAATTTAATATGTCATCTAACAATCCTTGATATTGTGAATCTAATTTATTCATAATCAGTTATTTTATAAAATTATGTGTCTTCCATCCCAAACGGTAGTATAAAAACGATGCTCTCCTATTCCAATCATCAGTAACTCCGTACATAGATTTGTATCCACGTTTTATTTCTCGTTCGAAAAACAAATAACACATCACATAACCCGCATTATTTGGTCTATCTTTTTTATTTAAACTAATAAAACATCCACCAAGATAAGTTTCATCCTCACCCAACTTCATATCGATATCTTCCCAATTATAAGTGAAGTTAGGGTTACCCCAATTCCAACCTAAACATTTGTCTTTATAATAAAAAAGATAGGTGTATGAATTAGATTTAAATCTCCTTATAACTGTGTCTATTGTTGGTGCATCTGGCCAATCAGGTATTTGTTCTATAATCAGATTAGATATTTTATTTAAGTCCCCTAAGTATTGTTGGTAATTATCTAAGTCAACATAAACTAATCGGTATTCTTGAGAAGGTGTGTAGGTTACAAGGTCTCCCTGAACCATTCGATATTGTACTAACTTACTTTTATCCATCTTACTTCCACAACACTTGAATTGATATTAAAACAAAACATAGTCCCAAACTAATTATCGTTTTTAAATCTATACCTTCTTTAAAATAGATATTTACAAATATTGCATACTGTAACATCCCAATACTAAAACCTATAAATCTGGCAGGCCATAATAAACCATCCATTGCATCTACCGTATGTTTGGTACCCCATATAAAGAAAAAAGATATGATTATACCTGTTGCCGCAACAATTATTTCGTTTTCTTTAAAACTCTTCCAAATAAACTGACCGTTTAATTGGTAGAAAACCATAATGTGTCCAATTAAAAAATATATTATTCCGAGAGCTAAGTCGTTGTATTTTGCCATGTATAAAATATACGTAAATTAAATTTAATTATCAACTAATTATAGATATGGCAGTAATAATGGATGGTCAAGTATTTAACGCAGAATACATGACAACTCCCGAACAAATCAAACAAGGTATGATGGGACGTAAGGAGTTGAATGGTTGTATGGTTTTTAATATGGGTAAAGGACACCATAGTTTTTGGATGAGAAAATGTCTAATCCCATTAGACATCGTATTTGTGAATAAAGGTACGGTATCTAACATACATCGTGATTGTCAACCATGTGATTTACAATGTGATAAAAGATATACAGGTATAGGTGATCATGTTGTAGAGTTCCCTTCGGGTACTTGTAGAAACCTTAAGGTTGGTGATCGGTTAAATCTATATTACTAAATTCGTAAGGTACTCTTGGTTTACGTTTTTCAAATACCCAAAAATATGAGTGGTATTTTCTTGCATGATGTTGTTTCTTCCACTTTGTTCCATTGAACGCATTTACTCTAACGTTAGATGTTAACACAAACATATCTCTTGGGTAAAAACCTAAAGAGTATGCCATGTTCATCACCATAACATGACTGAAGTGTTGTTTACCACCAGAAACTGTGTCTTGACATTTCATAACCACAAAACCACCTTTCTTGGTAAGTCTATACAATTCTTTAAGTGTTTTGTAATAATTTTCTTTTAAATCATTGTATGTCCCGTAACCTTCAAATCTTTTTGCTATGATAGAACTGTTTGGTCCATTTTTTTTGTAACCCTTACCACTGCCCACAATAATAAATGGTGGGTCGTACATAATCGCACTCATTGATTCATCTTCAAACGGAAGATCCTCAGAGTCTGCCTGAAGTACGTTTTCGTAATGTGGTAGTAGGTCGGTCTTATGTGTTGGATCTGGTAGTCCTTTCCAAAAATTACCTTTAGAGTAAGTACAATCTAAGTCAAATTTTTCAATACCGTATAGGTGCATTATGTTGGTGATGGTTTCGTAATTTGAGTTGTATACACTCTTGACCATTTTAAATTCTTTTTGTACTTCCTCCATGTTTCTTGATTTAGTTTTACTAAAATATAAGAAAAATAAATGACAAAAGAAACCCCCACATTTCTGTGAGGGTATTTAATATATTTTAACTTCCTGAACTTACCAATCACCGTTATCGTGTAGAGATTGGAATCCGCCCGTCTTTCTATATTCTTCGTTCTTGTGACCAAGTTCAACCCAATCATCTCCAAACTTTTCTCTTGAATCAGAATATATAGATGTTTCGTGTTCTCCATCATTTAATAATAAAGAATATAATTCATCTTCACCATAAACTTCTTGATTGTTTTCAATGAACTCATCTTGATTTTCCCAATCATAAAGATTTGCTTGTAAATAATCCCAAAGTTCTTCTGTTGTGTTTCCCTCATAAGGGGGTTCACATTTTCTTAATTTGTCAACATTAACCTCGATTGGTTCTTCTGTTGCTTCCCAAATGGTGTATTTCTCACACCTTCTTACGTATAGTTTTTCTGACATTACTGTTGATTTTTTAGATTTATATGTTTATACTTTTACAAAAGTAGCAATATTTTTTAATAAACCAAATAATTATAATAAAATACTTATTATTATGGGATGTGGATGTAAAAAAAAGAAGACACAACAAACGAATACTCAACAAACTAACACTCAACAGAATACACCAAAACCTGAAGTGATTAGAGTAGAGGAAATTAAGAAACAGTAATCGACAATACCTGTCGGTTATGGATCGGATTAATACCACGTATTAATTTATTGTGGTATTTTTTTGATATAAATCATATATATGGAAATATATACAAGTATGAGTAAAGCAAAGACTAAGTTAACAACCGTTAACGTAATAGAGAATACCTACAAACAATTTAGGATAAAGACTATTGAGACAGATGGACTTAATTTTCAGAAATTAGTTAATAGATCATTAGACCTATACAACACCAATGAAGATTTCAGAAATTTGATTGATAACCACGATGTTTTGGCAATTAGTGGATCAAGATTTTAATCACTATGAGTAAGAAAAAGATTTTACTTTTATCCGATGATATGAGAATGACATCGGGGGTTGCAACAATGTCTAAAGAATTAGTTATTGGTACGGTAGATAAATTTGATTGGGTACAATTAGGTGCAGCAATTAAACATCCTGAATTCGGTAAGATTGTTGATCTCAATAGCGATGTTAGAGAAAAAACAGGGATAAAAGATGCTAACGTAAAAATATACCCATCAAATGGGTATGGTAACATCGAAAGATTAAGAGAACTTATCTCCATAGAGAAACCCGATGGTATTTTACATTTCACTGATCCTCACTATTGGCAATGGTTATACGATAACGAACAAGAAATAAGAGAACAAGTACCTATCTTCTTTTATCATATATGGGACGATTTACCTGACCCTTATTATAATAGAGATTATTATGAGTCTTGTGATTGGTTAGGTTGCATATCTAAACAAACATATGGTATAGTTCATAGGGTTGGTAAATCTAAGAGGGAATTAACTCATAAACCATTAAAAAATTGGCAGATAAGTTATGTACCTCACGGTATAAATCAAGATACCTTCAAACCGTTAGAAGAAGATGATGAGGAAATGAGAAAGTTTATACATGGGGATAAGGATTATGACTTTATATTGTTTTTTAATAATAGGAACATAAAAAGGAAACAACCTTCCGATGTAATTTATTCCTACAAAACATTCTGTGATACCTTACCTGAGGAGAAATCAGAAAAATGTTTATTGTTAATGCATACCAATTCAATAGACAAAAACGGTACTGATCTCATTTCCGTAGTTAATGAGTTGTGTCCTAAGTACGATGTAAAATTCACTAACGATAAATTCGATCAATCAAAACTAAACAGAATTTATAATATGGTTGATTGTACAATTAATATCGCAAATAATGAAGGGTTTGGATTGACCACCGCAGAATCTGTTATGTCGGGTACACCAATCATCGTTAATGTTACCGGTGGATTACAAGATCAGTGTGGTTTTAAATTAAAAAATAAATTACTGACAGCCGATGACTATATAGAAATTGGTACTTTACATGACCCAAGGAAATGGGAATCTGAAGTAACTCACGGTGAATGGGTTAAACCCGTTTGGCCCGCATCAACAACTTTAAATGGTTCAATTAACACACCATATATTTTTGACGATAGGATTAATCACTATGATGTTGTTTCAGCAATAATTGAAATGTATGAATTAGGTAGAGAAGAAAGAAAGAAAAGAGGTTTAGTGGGGAGAAAATTTATGATCAAAAACTTCTCAACTAAAGTAATGTGTGACTCATTAGTTAAAGGAATGGAAAGATCAATTAATAAGTTTACACCTAAACAAAAATTTGAACTTTATAAGATATCATGAGTAAACAAAAACTATTATTTAGGGGTCCTGTAAAAACTTTAAGTGGTTATGGTTCCCATTCAAGAGACTTACTTAAGTCCTTATATGATTTAGATTTATTTGAAATTCATATCGATAGTTGTAATTGGGGTAGCACTCCCATGACAGCGTTAGAACCTGAAACCAATTTATTTCATAAATGGATTGAAGACAATGTGGTATCTAAATTAGATGATACGCCTGACATATATATTCAGGTAACCGTCCCAAATGAATTCCAAAGAAAGGGTAAATACAATATAGGTGTTACTGCAGGTATTGAAACAACCGCGGCACCTAAATCTTGGATAGACGGAATCAACAGGATGGATAAAGTTATTACAACCTCAACATTTTCGAGGGATGTATTGCTCCAAACTGTTTATAATGAAACAGATAAAGTCACTGGTAAATTAATAAGTCAACACAAAATAACAACACCGTTAGAGGTTTTACACGAAGGTGTCGACACTTCAATTTATTATAAAAATAAATCGGAACTAAAATTAAATTTAGAAAGTGATTTTAACTTTCTTTTTGTGGGCCATTGGTTAAAAGGTAACGTTGGTCAGGATAGGAAAGATGTTGGTATGTTAATTAAGTGTTTTTGCGAATCTTTTGAGGGTGGGGAGGATACACCAGGTCTAGTACTTAAAACTTCTAGTGCGAATTTCTCTGTTAAACAAAGAGAAAATTTACGAAAAAAGATACAAAAGATAACTTCTTTATACCCCAACCCACCTAAAATATATTTACTATTCGGACAACTTACAGACAGTGAAATGAACGATTTGTACAACCATCCGAAAATAAAATGTATGGTTAGTTTAACCAAGGGTGAAGGATTTGGTAGACCATTACTTGAATTCTCATTATCGGGGAAACCTATAACGGCATCTAATTGGTCAGGACATAAAGACTTTTTACCTATGGATAAGGCAATCATGTTAGGTGGTAAATTAACTAACGTACATGAAAGTGCAAGTGATGACTTTATATTAAAAGAATCAAAATGGTTTACATGTAATTATGATGAGGTTGTTCAAGTATTTAAGATAATGGTAGAGAACTATGATGAGTTTTTAGTGAGATCTGAGGAACTAAGAATTATCAATGAAAAAGATTTTTCATTAGAATCAATGACATTAAAATTAAAAGAGATTATGGAATCTCTAATTGTACCAACAATAACACCGAAGAAAACTAAATTAGTTTTACCGGAATTAAAAAAAATAGAGGAGTAATATGAACATACTTGTTACAGGTGGTAATGGTTTTATTGGTAGTAATTTAATAAAAAGACTTGTTAGTGAGGGTCATTCTGTTACATCGTTGGATAACTTATCCACTGGATTAAAGGAATATGAGGTAGAAGGTTGTAAATACATATACTACGATGTGGAAGATATATGGGAAATAAGTGGATCATTTGAATTATGTTTCCATTTAGCCGCATTATCACGAATACAACCCTCATTTGAAGATCCCGTTGAAACATTTAGATCTAACACACAATGTTCTCAATGGGTTGCGGAATGGGCTAGAGAGAATAGTGTTAAAGTAGTTTATGCGGGTTCATCCTCTCAATGGCATAACCCCGAAGACTCACCTTATGCAACCTATAAAAAATTAGGTGAAGATATTTTCAAGTTATATAAAAAAACGTATAAATGTGATTTTGAAATTGCAAGATTTTACAACGTATATGGTCCTAATGAATTGGTGGATGGTAAATGGGCTGCGGTAATTGGGATATGGAGACATCAAATCAATCAGAATGTACCTATAACAATCGTGGGTGATGGTGAACAACGAAGAGATTTTACACACGTAGATGATATTGTGGACGGATTAATTAGAATATCTAAAAATGAGGAAGGACATAAAGACGCTTGGGAACTCGGTACGGGTATTAACTATTCAATAAATGAAGTGTTTGCTATGTTTAAAGAACGTTTTGGTGATGTCGAAAAAGTTCATGTACCAGATCAAACAGGTAACTATAGGGAAACTTTAAGAGAAAATGATGATACGTTATCATTGTTAGGTTGGTCACCTAAAGATAAACTCAGAGATTATATCCTTTCATTATGAAGATAAGTTACGCCATAACTGTTTGTGATGAATATGTTGAGATACAAAGGTTAGTTAATTTTTTACTCAATCACAAAAGACCCCATGATGAAATAGTGGTGTTGTTTGATCAAACTAAAGGAAGTGAAGAAATATCTGAATGGTTAGTTAAAAAAAATAAATTACCAAACTTTCAAATGTGGAGGGGTTGGTTTGAAGGTAACTTTGCCGAATGGAAAAATAAATTATCCGAATATTGTAGTGGTGATTATATATTTCAGATTGATGCGGATGAAGTACCCCATATTAACCTAATAAATAATTTACCAGAAATTTTAAAATATAACCCAAAGAATGAGGTATTTCTTGTTCCGAGAGTAAACACGGTTGAGGGGATAACCGAAGATCACATTTCTCAATGGAAATGGAAGGTTAATAAAAAAGGTTGGATTAACTTTCCTGACCTACAGACAAGAATATGGAAAAGAGAAGGTAAAATCAGATGGTATGGTAAAGTACATGAAAGATTAGTTAACTTTAACACGTACACTAACTTACCCGAGGATGAGGTTTTTTCGCTTTACCATCACAAGGATATTAGTCGACAAGAAAAACAAAATAATTTTTATAATAATCTGTAGGTAGATGGACATTTCATTAGTCATGGCGGTGTATAATAATTTAGATTATACAAAGAAATGTTATGAAAGGATTAGAGATATATATCCTGAAGCTCCGATGGTTATCGGGAGTGGTGGGTCTGATGACGGGACTTTGGATTGGTTACAATCTTTAGATGACGATTATCTATCCTTTATACACGATGACGATCAGTTAACATTTTCTGATAATTACAATTCTGCAATAAAATTAGTGGATACGGATAAATTAGTACTGATACATAATGATATGGTAATCGGTGACAATTTTTTGGAGAATTTGTCACGACTTATTGATGAGAAATCACTAATAACCTACACAACAGTAGAGCCACCGATTTTTAAAGGACATCAAAGACCCGGTAAAGTATTATTAGAGTTGGGTAGATCCTTTAACGACTTCAAAATGGACTTATTTAATCAATATGTAGATAGGGTTAAAGAAAAGGTTGACTTAGTTGATGGGGGTACTTTCTTCATGTCAGGTTATAAAAAAACCTTTATGGATATTGGTCTATTTGATGGTTTTACTTTTGACCCATTTTTCTGCGAAGATGATGATTTCTTAATTAGAGCCAAACTAAAAGGTTATTCTTTAAAAACAACCGAATGTGCGGTAGTGTATCATTTCGTTTCGAAAACAAGTAGAGTTTTAAGATCTGAAGAGAGTAAAATTAGTGAGCATAGAAATATTAGAAATTTCATCCGTAAATGGGGAATAGACATACCTACATTCAACGAATTACGTTATTGGGAAGATGATATATTCAACTTTAATACATTCAATATGGGTATCACTTTATCCTCAGATAAAAATCTTTACAGGTTAGAACCTTATTTTGATAAATTATATTGTGGGGGTACAATTCCTGAAGAATATCTCGCCAATGAACAACCCAACACAAATTACGATCTAAGATCTAAATTCATTTTAACCGATATCGTAGACGTAATGATATATGAGACTTCTCCTATGAATGAGGAGGATATGTTTGTTATAAACAAAATCCGATTATCAATTCCACACTACGAGGTAGGGGAATATCAAATCGGAAATTTAAAAATTGAGATTAGAAAAAAAGTTTAATTTCTTTATCCAACCAATTTAAATAAGATATTGTATTGGTCTTTGGTTTTACCCGCATCTTTAAGATCGTCCTTAGTAATTGTTGGATGATCTAATTCAATTTCTTTAGCAAGTAGCTTATTATATTCACCAATAAATTCTACGTACTTAGGGTTCTTGACAACCTCTTTTTTCTTACCTTTAGTTTTCTCGATTGTTGGGGTTATTTGAATACCGCCATCCTCAGTTTTTTCACCGAACTTTTCAATTAATTCATTTCTAAGTTCATCTACTTTAGTTCTTTCTTCTTTTAACCTATCAGATAATTCTCTGAGTTCATATTTTAGAAGAATTGATAATGGTTGTGACGAGAAACCTTCGTATACAACCTCACCATTCTGTGGGTTAGTGTACCCATTTATCTCCGCATCTAATTGGAGGATTTGATCGATTGTTAATTTTGTTGACATATTTATCTTTTTTTAAAATATAATTTATTAATTCGAAAAAGTCAAGTCTATTATACTATATATGGTCATAATTACTACCCATACAGAAATAGACGAAACATATTTTTTTATAGGAGTGCCAAAATATTGTTGTCCTATGTAAATACACTTATGTGTTGGAGACAATAAATAACCTGAGTAACACATCGTAAATAAGAAAAGAAAATATTCAATACCCACTATTGAGCTGACTATTGAAACTATCCCCGCGTACTTACCTGACGACCCTAATAAGAACGAACTCAAGAAACATAAACCTCCAACCAAAAAAATATTATAAGTTGTAGTGACTCCCTCTAAATATGTTTTTATTTGTTCATTGTATTGAGATATGATATTAGAGAATACAATCACAACCCCCACACTAATTATCAATTTCCAATTGACGTGTTTAAGTAATTTACCCCACGAGTTAGAGTAACTAACCAAGTACAGAGTAAAACCACAAAATAAAGGTAAATAACGATCCGTAAGACCCGATAATACCAATGTTAGTATGAACGGTAAGAATATAAGATAAACGTTCTTATAATTGATCTTATGGATTTTTGGTATTTCTATATTACCGTCTTCAAACTTATATATAAAACCACATATAACTAATAAAGATATAATTAAAAGTGGATACAATATATTGATTAGTTCTCCATAAGTTACACCTAATATCGCCATAGGTATGATTACCGTTTTCTCTAAAGGTGACCATATGTAATAATGGTGTGTTGATAGGTAATCTATGATACCATAATTCTCCCTACCTTTCTTGTCTTTCGGGGCAATTGTATTGAGTATACCTGCGGAAACCGCAACCCTACCGGGTATCGGTAAAACCCCACCAAATAGTGAAATCAGAAATAAAACTATTTTCTTTGATTTCACCGTTTTAAGTAAAAGACTAAATACATCCGTGAGGTATCCCTTTTCTTTTAGGATCCCCGTTATTACCATAATGAATCCTAAGTAAAGTAAAAAGTCTTGGTTTTTAATTAGAATCTCCATCCAAAAATAATGGTGTTTCTAAACTTCTTCGCATCTTGATTAAGACCCGGTAATAATTCAAAGTTTACATATGCGTTACCGTTAAATCTATACTGTAATGCGGGTCCAACATACCATTCATTTGAACCATCTACATCATTATGTCTAAACATGTTAGATAGACCTATAGTTAAATCATCATTTATTACCTGACCATAAGATGCGGTATAAGCGTACTCTCTTTTTTGGTCTTCTCGTGTTGGTGCAGTGTATGCCTCATAAATTAAGTTTACACCCCATATCCCTCTTTTACCAATACGGTCACCTAAAAGTAGTTTTGGTTCTATACCTTGGTATTTACCATCCAATAATTTGTGTTCAAAGTATAATGTTGGATTACCCCATATCTTACCCCATTCAGCAAGTGCGTATCTTATCTCCCACGAAAACCCTCTAAAACCGTATGAAGATTCATACCCATCAGATTTATAAACTGTGTGAAGATATAGGTCCAATTCCAATCTATTAGCCAAACCAAACGCAATCTCATCTCTCATCCTAACTTCTGTTGGGTCACCACCTCTTGGTGTTCTCATATCGAACCATTTTTCATACATAACAGTACCCTTAGGGACCATAATGTAAGTTCTGGTTGATGGGAATTTTCTTACTAATGTCCAAGCGGGTTGGTTATTCTCACCCACTAATTCGAATTGACTGTACCTTTTAGCTGTAACTACAACCTCGTTTAAATTTTTAACTTGTGTACTGTCTTGTTGACCGTTATTAAGTGCCCGTCCCGAGTATTGTGCTGATAGTTGTTGTGTCCCTAACACTAACAACATTGATAATATTAGTTTTTGCATAATTGATAATATTAATTTTTGCATATAGATGTTTTTATTTAGATAAAATATAAATAAAATTTAGAAAAGAGTCAACTACCCTTCAAATAAAAAAATACCTAACCCATTCCAAAAATCTGACATATCCTCACCACTTGTGTAAATTTCTCTTTGATGGGTTACAAATAATTTTTCTTCATCTATCACTCTATCTAATGCACCACTATTCCAATTCCAATCATCCATTATGAGTATTGTTTTGTCCGAGAATTGTGGGACTATTTTTTTAAGTGTAACATACTGATCATGGAATTTAGTGTCCCCATCATAAAATACAATATCTAACTTAGGTAGTTGGGTATAATCAAATGTGGTATAGTCTGTTTTATAAACGTCAATCTGTTCAGTTTTTCCAAACCTCTTAACATTGTTTATAAAATCTTCTTGTGGTGGGATATCGAGACCTTGTTTTAGATACGTTGCCAATTTCTGACTCACACCCATCGGCATAAGATTGGGTGATGCAAAATTATCAATACCTATACTATGAAGATTATCGTTGTTGTATATTGATGAACAGAAAGTCGCTCCTCTAAACACACCTATTTCCAAATAAGTTCCACCTATTGAACATAGGTTATTTAAAAAACATCTAACTTTATTACTAGTGATACCGTGAATGTTGAGTACATCTTGATTAAGTTTAGAAACCTCTTTATTACCCCACTCAATGGATTCATCTATGTGTTTAATTAGATCCATTTAATTTCTTTTTTTTGTGTTCAGAGACGATATCACAATAATTACAATCCCAACATTGGAATTTACATTTCTTGATCTTATTTCTCCAACCTCTTAACTCTTCATGAGGTATACCATCCAAATATATTTCCGAAGATTTCGATAAGATCTCCTTACCTTGTGAGTAAGATTCTACTATTTCCATAGTTTCATTTAATCTATCAAAACTATCTCTACCATGCATTTTATAGACATCGATATGATTTAGGTATTCATCAAATTCTTTTTTAAATGGTGGTATGGTTGCAGTTTTGAAGAAGAACGCACCGATTTCGTTTTCCCATTTATGTTCACATGTTACTTTTGATATCTCATGGTGGAAATAAGGTAATTCGTTAGGTTCTCTTAAGTTGTTATATGAGTAGTGTTCATCCATAACAGGACATCTACCTAAACAACCTTCATTTGTTAATAATGCAATCTCAATATATCTACCATGTTTTTGTTGAAACATGAGTTGTGCTCTTCTAATATTCTTTAGTTCCTCCATATCCCTCATCAATATTCTATCGACATTAATATAGTCAAACCCTTGTTCGGCGGAGTACCAAAAATCTTGTGCGGTATTAACCTTCCTAAGTATGGTATTTTTAATATGCATCTCAGGAAAATGGTCCTTTAAACCCATAGCCACCCAATGACCGTGAGGTATCGTCATGGACCTTAAACCTTTATCATAAAGTGGTTTTAAGTTTTCAATAAATAATTTATAATTTTCGTATTTGGGAGACACGTTAAAATTATTGAATGTAGCACTAATTTTTATACCTAAAGTCTCCTGTATCATCAACGCATTATCAAAAACTGAATATCTATCGTCTTCATTTATAACAGACCCCATGGCATCCTGAGTAAAAGGGGGTATTCTACAGGTAAAGTATATATCGTATATCCAATCCTTATTCTTTTGTAGAAATGGATAGAATACATGTGTGAACGCCTGTTCACTTAACATAGGATTTAATGGTATTGAGAATATTTTACTCATTTTCTAAACAACCCCCACAAATACCATTACATTCTGTTTTATAAAAAACACAATCTAAACAATCTTGTGGTATACTATAATCTTTATGGTTTTCTCGATATAAATCATCGAACTTATCCCTCAATGATAATATATTGTTTTCTCCTGATATTTTCAATACATTATCTATCTTAACTTTATCTTGTAATGGGTAACAGTGTATTGAGGATCCGTCAGGGAATATATCTAAAGGCATGAAACCACAAATTTTATCGTAACCCGGTATTTTGAAAGTTGCAAACCCTAAAGAGTTCTCGATAATTGATTGTTTATTTTCCCCCTCCCATAAACACGGTGGTACTTGACAATCAGAAGTCACTTGGATATTATTGTAAAGTCCAAACTTTAATATCTTAGTAACTTCTTCACCCATCTCTTTATTGTTAATTAGGTAAGTACCTGTTAAATCTAAACCTAACCTTATAGCATTTAATTTACCATCCAAAGCATGATATAACCACTTAATGTATTCAAACATTTTTCTTTCCTTCCAATCGGACGAAAGTGTTATTGCGATAAATAATCTTGAATTGTCTTCAAACCCCCATGTGTTTGCGTAAGTGGAGTAAAGTGATAAGTAGTTTTTCTTAAACAGATTTAGTCTATTTTTTTCATCCAACTCAGCACCATTAGGTAATATCCACCTAATATGTTTTATGTTGTTTGTTATATAATCTAAGGTTCTTTTACCAAATAGTAAATTACTGACAAGATTAACCTTATAACCTCTTGAGATTATGTAATCCATCAGACCCGTAAAATTTGAATGTTGTGTGGGTTCCCCTCCAAGTATTGTAACCTCTTCTCTAGATCCTTCAATATCAAAGTGATCAAGTAGTTCACCTACTTTTTCTATTGACATCTCACCAAGAGTATGTTTTAATCTCGCATCTTCTTTTGTGAAACAGAAAGAACAACCTTTAGCACATGTACCATTTATTGCTAAATTCATTTAGTTTTTTTTAGAAATCCATCTTCAGTGTCAATGGGGTGCTCTCAATTCCTTCATCTTCTCTTTGTTGTTTACTTAGGGCGATACCAAACTTCTCATGTTTGAGTCTATGACAATCCGCCAAAGTGACACAATCTTTTACTCTTTGTTCTAATAATTGTTGTTCAAGTAATAAAGTTGCCAATTTTGTATTATAAGACGTTACGTTAGATATTATTTTATCAACTAAAACTTGTTTCTCAATACCTCTACCAGATGAAAGTATGTCAATAACAGGTGTTGGATATGAATTATCTAATTGATATGCGAACGCCTCTCTTTTTTGTTCCTCCCAAGTATCTTTTTCTAAGTTAGAGGCGTCAACCATTAAATCTTTATGTCTTGTATAAAATCTATCTGAAATAACTTTCAATAAAACCACTTTATTAAAAACAACACCCGCATCTCTATCTTCTTGAGTAAGAGTATACCTAACTTTTTCTTCTTCAGTTTCCGAAGATTCGGCTAAGACTGGAACCTCATCCATTAGTGATGAATTAGTTCTAATACTAATATAATCTTTGTATATGTCGGCGAAAATAAACCCCTTACCTTCTTCCTCAGTTATTACTGATGCGTTTAGTTTATCTAACTCCAACCTCATATCGTCATAGATGTCATCAATACGTCCATAATAGTAATTCATGTAGGACCCAACAACTCGTATGTATCCAGGTATGTTTCCGGTTATTTTAAAAATAATATGTCTCATTATAAAAGTTTTTCAGTATCAGGTTTATCCGCCTTACCCAACTTCAATTGTTTCCTCAAAGATTCTTCTATGGAGAAACTATTTGTAGTCGCATTAGACATTAATTGATTAATATTCTTATCTATAAATACTGTGTAAGAGGAAGCAAGAGATAAAACTTGTTTTTGTTGTTCAGGGGACATCATCAATATTGAATCTAAATTACCTGTACCAATCCTTCCATACGATATCATATCTAACATAGCTTGTTTTGCCATTCTCACAGTCCAATACTCGTGTTCAAACTTATCTTCTAATTCTTTATTACCTATAACGTCAATCAAATTGGTTCCGTCAGGTAGTTTAGCATCTTCCGTTTGTAAAAAATCTTTGATTAGATCAACAAACCCCTGTCTTTCAATATATGCATCTTTTAAATTTCTTTTATATTTTCTAAGATCGACCTTCATATCTGAAATTGTGAGATCTACCAACTGTTTTCTTTTAGGATCTGTTAAAAATTCTTTACTCTCCTCTTGGATTTGTATTTCTAAATCCTGTTTTTTAACGGTATATTCTAAATGTTCTACAGCATCTTCTCTACCTCTAAGTTCAAGTAACCATTGTTTTAGTTTCGCATAAGGTGTTATTTGTGCACCCCCAACAAAATTTTCCGCCTTGTACCTTGGTAATGCGAATGAAACTTGTTCCGCAATTTCAATTAATTTAGTATCTAAACCATCTTTTAGGTTGTTGGTTTTTTCATATTTATACTCTTCTTTCATATAATAAAAATTTTACTATAATATAAGTATAAAAAACAATTAAATAAAGTGTTTATTACTATTCTCTCCAACCACAATGACCTGATGAAGTACCAGCGTTTACGGCCGGTGGAAGACCCGCGGGATTTAAAACACCCGTGTCTGTTTGATAATACATTTTCCAACTATCATTATTCTGTGCAGAACTACCGTAACAACCTAACATATACTGCCAATCTTGACCCATAGCGAAATTCTCTTCCCCACAATTTGATCTTAATTTTGGGACATTACCAATATTTGTATCTGTTGACGTGTCCCATCTTCTTAAATTATAACCACCTTGATAAGACCCTTCGTTACCCGCATAACCTTTACCAACTTTAGATGGAATACCTTTTTGCTGTCCATGTGCTGACCACGAGGTTGAGGAACTTGATATAGTCTCTGTAGAGAACTCCATTTTGATATTACCACTCCCCCAACCATAACCATGGGTTTCGTTACAAAATGCACTCGCCCCTGATGTTCCGTTTATAGAGGTGACCGAATAATTTGTAATTGTAGTTTCATTACTTAGATTAAATTTATCAACCTCAGTCCTATTACCTGCGAAAATCCAAGCAAGTTCATGTTCTTTCCACATAGTCCCACAATCAGATCTAGTATACTGTAAATCAAAATTACTTTGGTGAGCATAATTTGTATCTGTAAACATATTGACCGCTGAAGTTGTTGATCCATGTAAACTACCCGGTCCTTTAAATGCATTATCTGTATTAACCGACCACATAAAGAATATTCTAAGATTACATGCACCTGAAGTATATGATGCGGGATAATCTAACAATTCACCGACGTGGGTTGTTTGATCAGTTGCGTTGGTTGCCTTATGTACATTCTTCCAAGGTGAACTTGACTTATATCCACCGGCGATGTAAGAATAATTAATTATTTGTCTGTACTTAAAATTAGTTCCTTGGTTTTGTTGTGCCGAAATCCTTTCCCAACCCTCATCTACATTAGATACGCCCGTATAAACCATCAAATAACTTGTGTGTTCTGATGATTCTTCCAAAAATAAAGAACCCGATAACGGATTTGTGGGTCTGGCAGACTTTGGACCTTTCGGTGGTCTTGCTGTTACCCTGTCCACTTTTAGTGAACCACTTACGGACATATTTTCGTATATCATATTCTTAAAATTTTATTCTCTCCAACCACAATGACCTGATGAAGTACCAGCGTTTACCGCGGGATTTAACCCACTCACACTTGTAGTACCCGTATCAGTTGCGTATGTAAATTTCCATGAATTATTATTTTGTACCCCATTATAATTACCTAACATGTATTGCCAATCTTGTCCCATAGTAAAATTCTCTTCACCACAGTTAGCATCAGGTTTTACAACATTACCAATATTAGTGTCAGTTTGATTACTCCATCTTCTTAGGTTATATCCTCCCGAATATGAACCTTCGTTACCCGCATAACCTTTACCGAGTTTAGAACTAATCCCTTTTTGTTGTGAATGGGCTGACCAATGAGGTGATGTTGCAAATGTTTCTGTTGAAAAGTTTAATTTGACACCCGCACTTGAAGTCCAACCATAACCATATAGTTCATCCGAAAATGCAGAACCACCATCACTACCGTTTATTGTTGATAGTGTATATGCGGTATGTAAGGATTCTGTGGTTAAGTTAAATAACTCAACAGTGGCACTACCTCCACTAAAAAGATATGCCATTTCTGTTTCCTTATGCATCGTACCTAAATCACTTCTTGTTATATTAGTATCCATCTCAGCGGTGTGTGCATAATTAGTATCGGTTACCATATTAATCGCAGATGTATATGTACCATGTATATTACTAGCACTCTTCCAAGCACCATCAGTATTGACTGACCATACATAGAAAATAGTTCTACTACACGCACCTGAAGTATATGATGCAGGATAATCTAACAATTCACCCAAGTGTGATGTTTGATCCGTAGAGTTTACAGTCTTATGTACATTCTTCCAAGGGGATGAGGATTTATATCCTCCCGCCAAATAAGAGTAATTAATAATTTGATTAAACCTAAAACTAGTTTTACCAAAATTACTTTGATTTGAAATTCTCTCCCATCCAGAATCATTTCCATTACCCGTGTAAACCATTAGAAAACTATTGTCGAAACTACCAGATGTCGTCATTTCTAAGAACAAAGATCCTTTCTCAGGTGAGGAAGGTCTATCCGCCTTTACACCTGAGGGTGGTCTTGTTATTCCCTGACCTCTTAACGACCCACTAATTTCTAAATTTTCAAATATCATATCTATAAGTATTTAGTTTCTCCATCCGCAATGTCCTGATGATGCACCTGCGTTAACACCTGGTGCCAAACCAGAAGGATTAACAGTCCCACTATCTGTTGCGTAATAGAATTTCCAACTTGTATTCGTTTGTCCAGTATTATCATATGTTGCTAACATGTATTGGTGATCTTGTCCCATGGTGAAATTTTCTTCACCACAATTTGGATGAGGTTTAGGTACATTACCTATATTGGTTTCAGTAAAAACATCCCATCTTCTCAAATTATAACCCCCATTATATGTACCTTCATTTCCACAATATCCTTTACCAACCTTAGAACTAATTCCTTTCTGTTGTCCACTTGTACCCCAATGTGTTGTTGTTTCAAAAACGTCAGTAGCGAAGTGACATTTATTTCCACTTTCGGAACCGTAACCGTAACCGTAGTTTTCATCGGAGAATCCTGACGCACCTAAAGTACTTGTAATAGATGAAGATGTTGTTACATATGGTGAACCACCAGGATAATAAGTGGTATACATTGTCTCATTTGTTAAATTGAATTTCTCTACTGTTGCTACAGATCCACCAAAAACATACGCAAACTCCGTTTCTTTAAATAGGGTACCACAATCATCTCTTGCATTTAATAAATCCCATTTAGATTGGTGGGCGTATGTTGTCTCATTTACCATATCAATACCCGATGTATGTGTTGAGTGTATGTTAGTTGCACCTTTATGGGCACCATCGGTATTTGTTGACCAAAGAAATAATTTAGTTTTACTACACGCCCCTGATGTGTAGTTTGCGGGATAGTCCAATAACTCACCAATGTGAGATGTTTGGTCAGTTGCGTTAATTGTTTTATGTACATTCTTCCAAGGTGAACTTGACTTATATCCACCCGCCAAATATGAATAGTTTATTATTTGTCTATATTTAAATCCTGTTCTATCAGTGTCTTGTGAACCTACGGGTTCCCATCCATCATCATAATTAGATGCACCAGTATATGTAACAACAAAACTACCACTAGGGGATTCCTCTAAATACATTGATCCGATCTCTGGTGTTGTTGGTCTCTCCGCTCTCGTTCCTTTCGGAATAATAAATTGTCCGCTTACATCAAGAGATCCACTTACTATTACATTTTCTCTAATCATCTATTTTCTTTTTACCCAGTTACAACTAATCGACCCGATCTACTTGTTTCAAATTCTACAGTAACAACACCTGAAGCAACATTTATTCTTGATGGGAAGAACAGATCTCCGTTACCATCATATAACTGAACAATACAATTGTCTGTACCTAAATCATGGGTAAAAGAAACACTTGTTACACTACTAAATGTAGTACTATTAACTGTTGGGACTTTTCTCCACGATTGCCAAGAATTATTATTTTTACCTCTAACCGCAATTCGTCCACTTCTATAGTCACCCGCAATTTGGTGTTGCCATGATGAACTATATACTTGTGAGTAAAGAGCTCCGTCAGATGCGTTACCTGAGAAGTTTGTCACACCACCTGTGTAGTATGTGATACCCGCACTATTTAAGGAGTCCGCGTTTATACCACCACCCGAGTTCGTATTTCTAAACGCAACACCATCAATCTGATCTGCAGAACCCGCAGTATTTGCGTAATTCGCAGTTGTTGCACTTGATGCCGATCCCGCTGTAGAGGCGTAACTAACTGATTGTGACCCTATGTTTCCTGAATGAATAAATTCTCTCCAACCTTCTAATGAACCATTTTCCATTCTTTGGAACCATACTTGGTCATCATGGAAATCAAACGCCATTTGTACATAATAACCACCACTATTAGCGTGATTCATTATTATTTGGTGATGCCAATCACTATTTGGATTTTGTGGTGCCGCACCATTCAGACCTGTACCTCCATTACCACTCTGATCCATCCATTGGAGTTGAGATGCTCCGAATGTAATTGTTGAGTTCTCAGTAATTCTGTTATGGTCATGAGATGAATATGCATATCTACCATCAAGGTCAACAGTTGCACCTGCATTTCCAACACCCGTTAACGATAGGATACCATTACCTGTGTTAAATGATGCGGAGTTGATATAATCTATATCGTTTGTGTCAGTATTAGTGACAGTTTCTGTCGCTGTAGTTATACCAGTTACGTGACCGTTTGAATCAAGAAGTATGTCTTGAACATATGTTCTTCCACTATTATCGGATGAACTCGCCGCAGTTATATTTGGGTGTTGTTGGTATGAAGTGTAGTTACCTGCGTGAACCACAATATTACCGTTAATTCTTACCGCACTATTACCGTTAACTACGAAGTTGACACCATCTGTTGTGTCGTTATGAGATTTAATTTCAATAACAGAACCTGATAATCCACCACTATTAGTTGTGTGTAATATATGTGCAGTATCTGATAAATCTGTAGTCCCCTCTTTATCATAACCTGTCCAATAGATACCTCTACCTTGGTTGGTTGTAGTTACAGGACCATCAAACTCAATATTACCACTTCCATTAATTACTTTGTTGTTACCAACATATAAAGAACCAAGTGGGTCGAGTGTTACCGCACCATTCGCATTTACATTTAGGATTGGTACACCTGATGAATCTGAAACCGCGAATAGATCACCCGTCAAATCATCAGTGATTGAGAATAACTGACCACTTGTACCTTGGATATCAAATATTGTTGATCCTGAAGTAGAAGATGTTAGAGTTAACTTATCTGTAAATTCTGATTGACCATTTGATCCTAAAGTTAATATTCTTGTACTTGATTTAACGAATTGTAAATTACCACCACTGTTTGTTGTTAGATCGTTTGGTGATTCAACAATTCTAAATCCATTACCACCTAACCATTCAATACCTTCTGTCGGTCCAGGGTCTGCAATTGTAATATGATTAACGTTACTTATCGAACCATTAACCATATTAATACCACTACCATTCATGTTGATGGCACCACTCATAGTTCCACCACCAAGTTGTAGGTATCTACCATCGATATCTACAGTGAATCCTGCGTTACCCACACCAGTACCTGTTATTACACCTGTACCCGTATTGAATGTTGCTGAATTTATGTAGTCGATGTCATTTGTATCGGTGACAGTTTCGGTAGCCGTAGTTATACCTGTTATGTGGCCATTACCATCAAGAAGTATATCTTGAATATATGTTCTACCACTATTATTTGAAGAAGAGGCCGCAGTAATATTCGGGTGTTCTGTTAAATACCTACCATCAATATCGACAGTCCATGTACCTCCGTGGTGTGTACCTGTTATTACACCGTTACCTGTATTGAATGTCGCACCTGTTGTATACCAGTTAACATCTGTATCAACCGCAAACCCTGAAACATCTACGGTATTCCCGTTTGATTTGGTTAAGGTTAGTGTCTGATTACCACTATTATATGTACCTCCCGTTACAGTAACGTCTGTTAAGGCCGCAGCTAAACTTACACTGTAAGTACCTCCATCATTTCTTGTGAATTCAAGAATACCTGTACCACTATTAAAAGTAGAACCTGTAGTGTAATAATCAACTTCCGAATATCCCGCTTGTGAGTGATCACCCCATCCATATGCGGTTTTAAAGTTTTGTATGTTTGTTTTACTTAATTCCTCACCGTCAATATAAAGTTTCTTTTGGTAGAGTTTCATCCACTCTTGATAAGTTCCGGTCCCGTCTAAACCTACATCATACGCTCTCCAAACAAATGGTTCACTATAATCATCAGAAGTCCAAAACTCCATTACACCATCATTATTGGTGTAATTAAATCTGATACCCGCACCATCATTAGTTCCTGTAGGAATAAATCTTATCATTGGGTTACTACCTGTCATGTCAAGATTACCCGATAACGATCCTCCCGTTAATGGTAAGAATCTACCATCGATATCTACGGTGAACCCTGCATTACCTGTACCAGTACCTGTGATAACGCCTGTACCTGTATTAAAGGTTGCTCCACTTATGTAATCGATATCATTAGTATCGGTATATCCTGTTAGGTACCCTACAGTACTGTGATCTCCCCATCCATATGCGGTTTTAAAGTTTTGTATATTCGTTTTGGTGAGATTTTCACCATCAATCCTTAGTAGGTCCCCTCTAAGTAATGCGGTTTTTCTATCTGCCCATCCATTTCCTTGCCAATTACCT